ATACATCTTGGTCTTTTTGTTTATCAACATCGCAATGTACAAAAGTTTTGCCAATTCCAATGCGATTTACACCTACATCTAATAATGACTTGATTATCAATGCCCTATCTCTACTACCTATGCAAGCAATATCTACTGCAAGTCCTTTTTTATGTGAACTTCCTACACGTGCTCCTAAGACAGTATCATTCCAATGTGCAGTTCTATAACCAGATGTTATTTTAAAAGGTACACTTGCATTTCCTCGTGCATAATCAAGTTTTTCGAGAAATTTTTTATCCATTTTAGAACCTGAACCAGGTTCATCAGGTGAATCAAACTCATCAAGAGTAAAATGTTTTAAATCCAAATTGTTATTTTTTGGTTCTAACTGTAACACCGTTATCATATTTAACAGTGTAGATTTTAACACCTTTAACCTCTTGAATAAGTTCTTTAGTGATGTTATCATCATTGTTTTTTTCCTTATTATATTTCGGATTTTTACTTCCTAGTTTTCGTTTTTTCATAGTTTAAAAATTTATAAATTGTAAAAGATATTGCTAAAATTAGAGAAACAAAGGTTAGTATCTCGTTGCATTCTGTAATGCTTAATGCTATAGCAGAACTATTTGCTACTGCAACTTGTAGTGTGTCTTGAATTGGTTTCATTATTTTTATTTTTCAAATATTTTTTCAATTTAGTTTTATTGATATTTTTTACTTTGTATCTTTTTTTCATTATGTTAAATCAGGTGTAAGGAAATTCCTTAATGTTAGTTTAGTTCCTTGTTGGTTTGGCCTTTCAAGATTCATGCCAGCATAGTAAGCATTTCTGTCTGGTGATATGTCTGCACCGCTATTAGTACTATATTCAGGAAATAATGATGTGTTATTTGTAATGTATTCAATCATTCTTTCAATATAGTATTCCCCTGTGTTCTTAACCTCTTCTCTAAGGTGCTGTGCTTCCTCTGTACTTAACGCAGTACCTGTTTCTGATGTCTTACTATATATATTGCCATTTTCGACCTTAAAACGAAGATATGGGATTGCATGGTATAAAGCCATATTAGGTAATAAATCACCAACATAATCATCTAATAATGTTTTATATGCTGCATTAGCAGGATTACCAATTGTACCACCACTAATTAATCCTTTTATATGTTCATATAAATCTGTACCAAGCTTTGGTTCAACATATAATTTTTGTGCTTGTCTTACAAAAGGTAATAACAAGTCAATATCTACATTTAAATTAATTGCAGTAGAATCTTTTAGCTTCTCTTCACTTATGAATAATACATATGCCATGTTATCTAGGTTTTAAATATCCGTTATTTTTCATTTTTCTTGGTGGTATCATTACTAAATCATCTTCCTTTTCTAGTGTAAATCCATCACTTTTTGCTTGTGCTTCTGTTATGATATCCTTTTCTCTAATAGGACTTTTTGCTCTTCTTAAAGATGTTCTGTAAATTCTTCTCTCCCAATAATGAAAACATTGGGGGCCTCCCTTGTAAAGTAGGATATCGTAAGTATCTGCACCTTCAGGTCCAAACCCTGGATTTACAGCTATTTTTTCCATTTGTACAATATCTTCTTTACGATATATTTTATTAGCTGCTTCCATTTTTTTGCAAAATTCTCTAGATGTTTTTGATTTATTTGTTAGTTTATCATCTTCAGTATAAATATACCTAACTTTAAAATAATCATTATATGATTTATTGACACCATCTTGTTTGCTTCTTGAATTTGGCCTTGCTGTTCCTGTTGTTGCTAACTCTATTTTATCATTAGCAATTTCATTTAAAGTTTTTTCATAATTAAAATCTTTATGTTCCCCATCTACTACATCAGCTTGTATTAACTCCCAGTCCTCTGGAATATCTTCTATAGTTGCTAAATACTTATCTAATACAGTAAGTTGTGCACTTGTATTTAATTTTGTACAATTACATTTTTCTAAATTTATTAATTGGTCATGACTTTCGCAAGGCATATATACTGTTTCTCCATTAACCTCGTGTTCATGGTGTCCACTACAACCTAGTTTTTTTGCTTCTGCTTCTGCTTCTTCTATTGTTTTAAAAGTGGGTAGTGTTTTTTGCAAACTAAAATCTTCTCTAACTTCAACGTCTAAAGGTTTTAATCCTAATTCTTCCCTAATTTCATCTTCAGTCATAACACCTTTTAAATCTTCTGATGTAAATTCTAGTGTAATAGGTTTTAATTGTACAAAACTGACTGGCATATCCATATCATTCACTCTAAATATTTTTCTTAGTACTTTTAAAATATGGTCTTGATATGGTTTTACTACAGTGTTTAAATAAAAATTACTAGCTGAATTTAGTTCATCTACATTTGAACCAAGGCCTGTATCATTTTTAATACCCATTAACATTGGTGATGTTACACGGTGTGCTGTTAAGATATTTTGTACTAATAATTCTTGCAAACTTAAAAATAGTTTGTCTTGGTCTGCTACTGCTATTGGTGTTATTTCAGGCGTTCTTGTTTTATCGTCACTGAACGTTAGAATGAATTTACCTGCATTTTCACTCCCTGTAAATTTTTCTGTCAAACTATTTTCAATTTGAAAACGTTCTTCCTGTGTTGGTATTCCATTCGCAAAAGAAATAAAATAGCTCCCACTAAATCCATTTTTGATATTAGCTAGGTGGAACTCTGACACTTTTTGGTCTATCAAACTCCAATTATTTCCTGCAAGGTAGTCAGGTGTAAAATATGCAGACATATTAGGAGAATATAGTCCAGAATATAATATTTGACTAGGACTTGTTCTATCGTTTATATTAAATGCAGGCACCCTGTGTGGTTTGTTGTTTCTTGGGTCTTTCCAATCTGCAGAAACATAATACCCACATACCTTGCCCATTTTATCTGGTTTTTCTGCTCGTATTTTTTCCACAGGCACATGGTATAGTTCTGCGATTTCCGTTCTGTCTTTAGACCATATAATGTTAATAGCGAATGCCCCTTGTAACTTAAAATCAAATGCCAATTTTTTTGTTACCTCATGCAAAGTTTCAGTACCATTTGCATTAGCCATAAATTTTTTAAGTTTAACAATTCTATTTAATTCACTTTCATTTTCATCATCAATAACAATGTCTTCAGCTGATATCATTTCAGATGTTGCATTTATAATTGCTGCATTTGTACTTGAATTATAATAAAGGTCTATAAGAAATTGTGGATATAAGTTTCTCCAATTTTGTGTTCCGTATTCAATAAAATCTTCACCATGTACCTCTTGTACTTGTGGTGCTGTTTCAACACCTAAATCTATCGATAGTATTTTGTCTTTCATAATTAATTTTGTTCAGCCCATTCAGAGCTATTTAATATTTGAATTATGGATTCATAATTATACTGCTGTTTCCCCTCTAAAAAACTTGGTGTATTGCCTTGAAATTTAATTAAAAATTTAGAACCATCTAATGAATATCTTAATGTGTCTGCTGATGTTTCTAAAACTTGATTAAAATCTACAATAGATAATTCTTCTGATGTCAATATTGTATATATCATGATGCGTTTGCTTTGTATGGTACGTCTGTTGACCATGTTGGTGAATTTACTATCAATCCATTATTGTTTTCCCCTGATGCATCAAAAGCAGTTTCACCTGCACCTGCATCTAACTTAAAATAACCAACTAATCCACCAATTCCTGATAAATCTAAAGGCTCATTTCCTGATGCAATTAATAAATTAATATTTATAACTTTTTTAAATACTGCAAAATTAGCCATTTTTAAATTAGCATATGTACCACCTGCAGTATTATTTCCTAGCCATGTAGCTGTAAAAGGTCCTGAAATTGTTGGGAGTGTAGTATTAGTTTGTTTAAGTGTTCCGTCAAGATATATTTTAATTTCATCAGCTGTTCCTGTATCCCATGTAGCTGTAATGTTATGCCATCTACCATCATTTTCAATAGCATCTGTAATAACTACAGATTTAGCAGTTCCACCACCTTTAAAATTAAATGTTACTTGATTGTTTGAACCGTGATAAAAAAAGTTGATATTATTATTACTATCTTTTTGTGTTTTACATATTACACCTGATGTAGCCATTTCACCTAATTTCACCCACGTTGTCATGGTTCCTGTATTTACACTAATATCAGCACTAGTATCACTAATGTTAATAGCTTCATCAGTTCCATTAAAATCAACAGAATAAATGTTGAATTTTTGTTTCTGACTTGGTATGCTTTTTGCTAATTTAAGTGCTAACATATTATTCTACGTATCCTATTGCAACACCACTTGTAATTGTCATAGCAGTAATATTCATAAATAGAGTTGTGCCTGCTGGCATTGTTGTTTGTAATGCACTTTCACCTGTTGCATTAGCAACGGTTATTGCTGATATTACTGATGT